ATGAACATCGACTACGCCGAAGACTGGCCGCTCTGCCCCACGGAGGAGCAGATGATTAAGCAGCACGCGCACTTGGTCTCGGAAGAGAACAGACTGCTGCGCGACGAGGTAGACCGATATCGGAAACACGTCACCAAGCTGATTGACATGCACAACGATGCAGCGCTCGAGCGTGACAAGCTCAGGATCAAGCTAAAAGCTGCTGATAGCCGGATATCGGATCTACTTCGTGACTCTTGTGATTCGTGGGGGAAGATCGACTTACTAAAGCGCACTGTGCATCAGCACCGAACGTTGCCTCTCGACGCAGGCGTAAGCTCCGAGAGCTGGGCCGGGCAAGGCAATGTTTAGGCGTTATGCCTGAGTTTTAAATCTTGCGAATGCCGAACTGCGCGACCTTGGCCGTTGAGTTCTGCGGCACGCCTGCGGTTAGGTACAGGACCATTTGCAACGGCGAGAACGCCCTCAGTCAAGCAACAGGATATCTGATTAACTTCGTAGCTTAATCATTGCTTAATTAAATGCGAAGCGATACTAAGAGCAACAAGACAAAAAATCAATATCCCCCCGAATGCAATGGGAGTTACGAGAAGTCTTTTATAATATCTAGGAAGACCCTCTACTTCTCCACCGTCAACCAGACCTCGTTTAGCATGGATTTTTGGCATCATTATTATTGTAGCAATAATCCCACCTCTCATTACCTTCCCAAGCAAACCAGCACTCCCCCAAACTTTTCTAGTATCGCTCACATAAGAACAACCCGGCAGATCCCCCTCAATTAAGTCAATATATTTATGAGCAATAAACGCTATTGAGAAACACACAAACAATAGCAGCAATAACACAATACCATTAGCTATGCCTATTTGAGTACTGTTCATTTTTCTATCTTATTGTATAAAACATCACCAAAGGACTCACCGCCTGATCCCCCTAAGTACCGTAGGTACGATGATAGCGACACCTGCTAGCCCGTGCTCGGCGTGTGTTAATTGATCACCTATGCATGCGAACTTTGAAAGCCATTTCTTATGACACTTAGGTACGAGGTATAGCAAACTGAGTAAACCAGATTAATGCTATAAATATCACGATCTGGGCCGTCCAAGGAACAAATAGCAAGCACCTCAATTTTCTAGGAAAGCTCTTCGCTTCTTTCATATCCATAATTCCACGCTTTTTGCCCAAGCTTGGAATTATTAGAAATATATATATCATGCCGCATCGCACGATTTTGCCGGGCAATCCTGCTTCACGATAAGTGGCTTGGTTGTCTGTTATGAGTTTGCAGTTTGACAAGTATGACTCAAAAACATGCGTGTACTTATGTGCTACATAAAGTGATGCAACAATGATGATTATCATAGTTGCATATAAAATCACTCCTATCAGGCCTAGTTCTATGCCCATCATTGGGTTGTCTTCCCATAAATATATTCTCCCATAAACTCACCGCCACTGCCTATTAAAGCACCACCTGCGGCTCCTCCGGCAGCAGCCCCAACTACAACGCAGGCTAGCGTACCCAATCCTGCCGATGGAAGACCTACAGCCACGCATATAGCGCCGGCAGCATAACTCCCGAGGGATCCACCCACGGCACTGCCGCCGAGACTACCAACCAGAGATGCACCTTCAACGTACTTTGCTTTTCTACACTGTTCTTCGCGACCTGCAGCACAGGCTTTGTGGATAGAAAGTCCGGTAGCGCTCACATCAAGCGCAATACCTATATATGTACCTCCTTTTATCCACTTCGCCGCTTTTGCAACGCCTGATACTTTTTCGGCGTATCCTGCTATTTCTCCAGTATGTAGATAGCTCGTCGTTGAAAGCCCTAACAGTCTTTTAATTGAACCTTCATTACGTAATCCAGAACCAAGCGACGCTATATTATCAAGCTGCTTCTCTAGTTTGATAAAAAGCGTTGTTCGCTTGGCGTAGAATGCGTCTCGGTTTGTCATCGTGCCTGAGCCCAAGTAGTCCCGATACATTCTTTCGATATCCTGAAGTGTCGCTTTGATAGCTTCGAGGTGTTTGCCCCAGCTCTCACTGATCGCGCCTACACCCATGGAACTATGACTGATCAACTGCTTGAGCAACTCAAAATTTTCAAGGAAAAAGTCATCCCCTCCCACACCATTAACCAGCAACGCCGTATGCACCTCCGCGGCCTTGGCCATCAGGAAAGCTTCCTGGGCGGTAGACGACGGAGTGGAGGCGTCACCGACTATTACCAGTTCCCCCGCAAGGACGACGCTGCCCGAGATGTGTGAGTTGAGGGCGAGGAACTTGGCCTTGGTATTCTTCGGCAGCGCTAGGTTAGCTTTCAGAGAGTCAAAGGTCTGTGTTCTGACATTTATGAAGGATCGTGCTTCGCCCATGGTCGTGCCTCACGAGTACTTTTTATTATTGATCCGGTCCCATCCACCAGCCACGTTACCGCCCGCCATGCCATCAACACGTTTCTGCATGGTGTAGGTTGTCTTGATGCGGCCGTAGTTGAGTTGTACGATTTCCATAGGAACGCCGGAACTCGCGCTTTGTGAGTAGTCGGCTATGATGACTTCCTCAAGCACCACTTCGTAATACTTGAGCTTGTCAGTGCCTGCGCGGCAGAGTACCAGTTTCACGTCCTTGAGATGCTGGCCTGCGCAGCTGGCTTCCATGAGCTTGCAACTGGCGCTGTCGAGGTATTTGGTAAAAGTAAAGTTGGTCATGGTGGTGCGACCGGATGAAGCACCGCCCGAAGAACTGGCGGTGGCGGAGGTGCTTTGGCTGACGCCGAAGTTATAGCCGGTGATTTCAATCCATTTGCTGTACTTCTCGTCCAGCGCCTCGCCAGGGATGTCTGCGATCTGAATAAAAGCGTCGAAAGCCATCTTTTACCTCTCCTTGGTAGCCAATTTGCTACTAAAATTTTCTTTAACCCGCGATTCGACATTAGACTACGATAGTAGTTCCGGAAAAAATATCCATCTCGGTAACTATAGTGTAGTAACTCCCGCATTGGCTTTTCTCGACGCAGCAAAACGGTGAGCGCGATAGCCTGGCCGTATTAAGTGTAACGTTTGCCAAGGCTACTGCGGTCAAACCGTGCCCGGGGATTTACGCCTTCCCCTAAACTTTACGAATCCCAAACTGCGCGGCCTTGACTGTCGAGTCCTGCGCCACGCCTGCGGCCAGGTATAGGCCCATGCGTGAGGTGATCACGGTTTCACTCAGATCAATCGTTCCACGCTGGGTTTCCAGCTGCCCGGAAAAGCTGGCGGGCATCGTGAACGGCTCTTGGTACTTGTCCATCGACCGGTAGTAGAACGTGGTCGAGGCACCGCTGACCGGCTTGGTGATGGTCAACTCCGCCTCCCAGGCCAGTATGCCGCGCGACGACCCGACGATATCTACCGCCGACACCATTTCGATAACGTCACCGGCCGCCAGGTTGGTCTGTACCACGTTGGCCGTGGGCTGCACATAGATGTAGCCGCCCGCCGCCGCCATGTTGCCGCCCAGCTCAATGCACTGCGCCTCGCCATACGCGGCAGCCTCCTTGTACCAGCGCGTTGTGATGCCGGTCAGGCCAGAGCCGACAGCCTTGTAGCTGTCCGCCAGCACAGACCCAGCCACCGCATTCACGCCCGCCGGCAGCGTACCGCCAGTGCCCAGCAGCAGAGGGTTGGCATTGAGGCAGCCGAACGGGCGAATGGCCGAGTAGATATCGCCAGCGTCAGTGGGCAGCGGGATGCCGGGAAATTCAAAGTTGGCGGTGATGATCGGCACCACTCGCGAGCTGATGAAGTCGGAACCCAAGATGTTCGGGTGCAGGCCCTCAACCGTCATTGCCTCGGTGAAACCATCCCAGCAGTTGGCCACCGGCACGAACTGGCTGACGTAGCTCAGCACCCAGTCTTTGTACGCAATGGCATCGGCCAGCGCCTGCCCGGTCAGAGCCCTGCTACCGAAGCGCGGCGTACCGGTCCCGACGATCAAGTACTTGCCGGGCGTGTTCAGGAACGAGGTGACGATCTTCATCACGTTGGCTTTCGTGTCTGCTAGGCTCATACCTGCCGTGGTGCTGTCGTTGGTGCGCGACAGCAGCAGCCACAGGTCAGCAGTGGACGACGCAATGCAGGCCGGAAGCCTGGCCAGAAACTGCCCGGTGTGGTCTCCAAGTTTGCCTTGGTTGTCGACGTAGCTCGGAAAAAGGCCGGTGCGTGCCGCGATCCAGGCCGCGTAGCCATAGGCCTCGGTACCGAACGCCGTCGCCGCGATGGTGTGGCAGTTGCCCGAGAAGCTATCGCCGAGCAGGCCCAGGCCACGCCGGATCGGTTGGCGGCGTTGGATCGGGTTGACCAGAAGGCTCATGCGTATACCTCGAATGCAGCGCCACCATCTGGCACAAAGCGGATCGTCGCGGGTGGAATGCTCAACGGATACGCACCGTCTTTCCAGAGCGTGTCAGTATTAATCCAGCTGTCACCGGCTCGGATCTGAACCGTCACCGATCCGCCGTTCGCTTTCACTGCCAGCGTTACCTTCATGGTGCGGTCGTAGGTATCTTGTTTAATCGATGTCTGCATTTTGCCTCCAGGGCACATTGGAACGGCTAAAAAAATGGCGCGGAGCCTTAGAACAAGCCCCCAAGCGCAGACGGCTCCCAATTCATTATCACGAGCTCCCCACTGACCTCGCTCTTGCCTTGCCGCTGATTCGAGGTGGTGTAGCGAATATCCACCTGCTCGAAATGGAAGCCGTCGAAAACCTTCCTGATATCCGGGTGATCATTGATGCTCACCATCACCTTTCCTTTACATCTCCGCATGAAATCGGCCATTCGCTCGTAATTTTCGAACGGGAAATCCACGCCATAGCCAGCGGTTTTCCAGTACGGGGGATCCATGTAGTGAAAGGTATGGGCACGGTCGTAACGCTCTGCGCAGTCCAGCCAAGGAAGATTTTCGACATAGGTCCCAGAAAGCCTCTGCCAAGCTGCAGAAAGGTTTTCCTCGATCCTCAGCAGATTTATGGCAGGGCCAGTGGTCGCGGTCCCAAACGTCTGGCCAGTAACCTTGCCTGCGAAAGCGTGGTGCTGGAGATAGAAAAATCGGGCGGCACGCTGAATATCAGTGAGAGTTTCAGGGCGTGTCGTTTTTTGCCACTCGAACACTTGCCGGGAGCTAAGCGCCCATTTGAACTGGCGTACAAATTCCTCGAGATGGTTCTGCACCACCCGGTACAAGCTGACCAGCTCGCCATTTATGTCGTTTAGAACCTCAACAGGGGCGGCCTGCGGCCGCATGAAGTACAGGGCAGCTCCACCAGCGAAAACTTCGACATAGCATTCATGCGGTGGGAAAAGAGGGATAAGGCGGTCGGCAAGGCGACGCTTGCCGCCCATCCAGGGAACAATCGGGTTAGTCATATGCAAGCCTTTACTGTATGGATAAACAGGTGCTAGGCTCGCCGCGCTTTGTGCACAGAGCGAGGGGCCTTGGCTGGACTTGCAGGAATAGTCTGCGGTTCGGTGGCTGGAACGGATGTTGACGCATCCTTACCAGCCGCTCCTTTTGTGCGTGAAGCACGAATTCTAATCAGGCTTCCAGCGTGTCACGCCAGAGCCTTTAGCTCGGACGTACAGCGCCTGCCGAGGGTGTAGGCTTCTTGCTTTGTGGTCGTCTGCACAGTGCTTCCTGGCGGCCTACGGCCTGGCTTGGTTGGTGGCGTTGGATAGCTCATCGGCAAAGCGGCTACACGCCAGCCCGGCTATTCGGGCTGAGTCAGCGTATTTAGCGAGCTCTCCCGCTCGCGCGTCAGACCTGCTGAGCAACTCGGAGAGCACCATGGCGGCACGTCTGGCTGCCTTGCCTCGTTCGGCAGCGCCGGTATCACCGGGGGCGCAACTGGTGGTGGCCGCCAACTTTCCGGCTTCAACGCGCAGCCGGTCGCCAGCAGCGTCAGCGACAGCAGCATCAGTAAGCGCAGCGGTCTGTTCTTGTCTTGCATCGTTTGCCACCTGGTTGGCCGCTTTCTGACGGCGTTGCTCTTCGGTTCGGTACTCGGTGGTCGTGGTGGCCACCGCTTCGGATTGGGTGCTGACTTCCTCGGCCCACTTCGCCTTCCAGGCCAGATCGGTGACGGTCACGCCGTGTAGGTATGAGCCGTAAAGCGCACCGGCCAGCGCCAGCAGGATCAGCACCACGCCGACCGCCTTCCACGGCAAGGCCTTCACGCCAGCACCTCAAACGCCTGGGCGTACAGAGCCTGCCGATCAGCCAGACCATTCGTACCGCCGTTGATGCGCTTAGTGATGGCCAGGAAATCGCCCTTGTCTGCCAGCGTGTTGAGCGCGGCCCGGTGCCAGAACCAAGCCGCCGACATTGCGGCGTGCTGCGGCAGCTCGAGCAGTTCGGGATGGCTGATCAGGTCAAGCCCCAGCGCTTCGCCGCAGTCGGCATAGTTGGCCCGGCCCGTCACCTGAATCAGGCCGCGACCACGGAATTTCGAGCCGTAACCCGCAACAGTATTGCCGAGGTCCTTGCGGCCCTCGTATCCCAACTGCTGCGGCGTCGGCCCCCAAAGCTCGCGAACGTAACGCAGCTGACCGGACTCATGACCGACCTGGGCGATGAACGCCGCCATGCGCAGGCGGGTGACGATCTGGTACTTGCTCATCGCCGTGTTCAGGACGGGTGCAAAAACGCCGGCTTTCTGGCCGGCGTTCGGGAGGATCAGCAGCAACTGCTGTGTGGTGATGGGCATTTTGGTTTCTCCAGGCAAAAAAATACCCGCTCGATGGCGGGGTGCGGGTGTCGCTGTGCAGGTGTTACGCGGCGGCAGGTTCGGGCGCTGGCTGTGCAGCAGCCTTGAGCGCTATAACCTCGGCGCGCAGCTCCTTGACGGCTCCCATCAGGTCGGTGATCAAGGCCATCGGGTCGAGTTGCTGAATGCGCGGATTGCCGTTTTCGTCTGCACCATCTTTCTCACCGCTTACAGCAAGCGGGTTTACTGCCTGAGCCTCATGTGCAACCAGACCCTGAAACACCGTATCACCACCTTTGAACACATCGCCAAAGTTCTTGCGCTGATAGGTAACAATACGATAAGCATCAATTCGGTCAAGGAAAGATGCCGGGGCAAAGTCCTTAATGTACTTCTTGATTCGATAATCGGAAGTAAACAGCGTGAGCGTACCTACATAGGTGTTATCGATGTAGGCGTCGATATTGGAACTAGTCCAGTTAAAGTTATAAACCGTACCGCCCTTGCTCCCATTAAAGCCCGTACGGCACCATGTGCCGTAAGATGAAACTCGCCCGGCGATATCCAAGCCTGCAAAAACTGGTGCCTGGCCCGTTCCAAGCCCCAGCGCGTTGCGTGCCGTAGCTTGATCTTTACCGCCAGTTCCGCCCTGAGCCAGAGTAATAGGCGTGGTCAATCCGTTGATCTGATTTGTGGAGACAAGCGTAGTTGACACTTGCTGAACCGTCAGTAATCCGCCGTACGAATAGGTCATCACCGGCCCAGCAGCCGTGTTGTCGGCGTTCACAGACCACCAAGCATGACCACCGATACCTGCTCCTTTGTTGGCGATGTAATTCGCCCCGCCGTCGCCGTTACCGTTCCAGCCAATGTAAAGGCCCTGAACGTTGTAGCCTACTGGAGCGCCACGGAAACCGATGCTCTTCACAAGGAGGTCGTTTGAGCCGCCTCTTAGGCCAAGATTGGCCAGTGCATTAGGAATGTCTACGGCGCCAGTCCCACCCTTCGCCACCGGCAAAGTGTCGTAGTTGCCGGTTGTGCCCAGCGCCGCCATCTTGTCGCCGAACTGAACCCGCAATTGGTTGAACGAGTCGGCCAGAAACTTTGGATATCCTTGGACCGGCATGATTGCATAGGCCGAACCACTGACGGTCGCGCCTTTATAGGCTGGCAGAATTGATATGACCGTAGGGCTGGCCACATTCGCGACCTCGTAGTTGAGTCCGTCAGGCCCCACAAAGGCATCACCCACTCGTGCATTTGCGTCGAATGCGGCGTTCACGCCAGTCACAGCTGTTGATCCGTTTGTCACGGACACAGTCCCACCTCTAAGCCAAGGCATATTTTTTACTCACAAAAAGGGTTTAGTTATAATATCTAGAGACTGGAAACTTGCAGACCGGGATGCCAAAGCAAGTACCGTTGACGCCTTGATAATACCAGTACCCGCCGCCTGCAATCTGAGCGTTTATCCGCAACACTGGAAGGCTATTTTCCAAAAGGGTTAAACCCGCAAACTGAACCCCATCTGCAAACCACATCACCCCCCGATCCATGCTTGAAACACATATAAAGTCATCAGCATCAATCGCGAGATTGCTACTGTAGATATCTACGACAGATCCTTTCTCAACGGTCCAGTTTTTTGCAAATTTGCTGTAGCTAACTATTTTGTCGGCGGATGAAAAAACCATTTGCCGATTCTCATCCTTTATATTCATGCCATAAACTTCACGGCTAGGCTGATCAGCAAACTTGCACGACACGTATTCCATAGAATAATTCTGCAAGATATTTCCGGCCCTGACCGCCGAGGTAATCAAAAACCCTGTCCAGTTTCCAGGCCCGCCAGACATGGTGGTGTACACACCGAGCGAAGCATGGCTGCCGCTTATGTGCCTTACAAATATTTGCGGTGGCTCTTGGGTAAGAATAGGCCGGACGAACACTACAGTTCCGTGCCCCTCCTTATCAGAATATTGCGAAGTAATAGAAAACTGTCCGCGTTCGGAAAAGACCATAACCTTGTACTTATTACTGATAATGACAGAACTACTGTCATTCAGCGCTGAAAACCCGTAATCGGCCATTACCCCACCCTCACAACTTCTATCACTGACTCAACAGCATGTTCTACCCACTCATCAGCATAGTTACCTCCGACGCCAGTCGCACGACGCCTATTTACATAAGTGAATATGGCGATTTGAGTGCCGCCCAAATCTTTATAAGTCGGTACGTATCCCCACGCATCAGCATTTCCCGGCTGTCCATATGACGCGTATTGCTTTGGGGTAATCATCACAAAGCACTTCGCCGGATCATAGCCAGGAACATCCATTAAAATGTAATCCGTTCGGGTGCCTTTGCCACTCGTGCGCGACGCGGGTATTGTCATTACCGCCAGCTTTCGGATAGTAAAATCGTCCATACCCAATGTTTGGACGGCGCTAGCATCCCGCACTCTTACGCCATAAATAGCCATCTACTCTCCAAAAAAAGCCCAGAAAATTAAGGGATCAAGTAGCTGTCAAACGCCCAACAGCAGTACGTTCAACCAAGTTGGCGTCATACACGTAGAGCCCGCGGTTATTAAGCAGAGTCGAACCGTCAGCATCCTGGCTCCGGATATTCACTGCCCCAGTCACAAAGTTGAGCTCCAACAAAGGTTCACCGCGTGAGTTCTTGGCTTGAGATGTGATCGACATCCCCGCAATGATTTCTTTGATGAAGGCCGTGTTGATGATCGCGGTGTTGATGAACACCTGCCCGGCCTGCACCACAAAGGGCGCAATCATTGTTCCGCTGACCTCGTCCAGAATTGCGAAGCGCTGCGCAAACGCAAGGATCTGTGACTCCTGCTGCTGCCCCTCAACACCTATTGCCAGCGCCGCCATGACCGTGCGACCACCGACCGTGGTCGATGTTTTTATGGTCGTGAGAGACGAAACCTTGCCGCCGAGCGCCGACACGGTGTTAGTTGCCGTTTCAGCACTGGCGCTCGCCCCGTTGGCTGTCGACTGCGCAGTGTTTACCTGCTTGGTCAACGCGCCATCCGCTTCTGCCCTGGCAGTAGACTCGGTCTGAATTGCGGCCTGTGTAGCCTCCTGGTTAGAGTTGATTGTCGCTGTCAGGTTGGTGATTCGCTGAGCTGTCGCCTCACGATCAGTGGCAGTCGTCGTTTCGACTGTCGTAATCCGCGCCTCGTTGGTGCCGACACGTGCCTGAAGCGTCGTAGTGCGCTGCGCCTGCGCGAAGTCCTCTTCTGCCCTGACCTTCACTTCCTGCGCCGCACTGGCCGTGCTGTCCCAGCCCTTCAGCGCGTCCAGCAGATCGCCTTCCCCGCTATCGGCCCGGTACTGCGCCTGCACCGCCTGGAGTTGACTGGCGGTAACGCTGGTCTTGCCGTTCACTGCCTCGATATTGGCTGTGTTTTTTGAGACCTGATCGGCCTGGGCGTTGGCTGAGCGAATGGACTGGCCGGTGTTGACCCAGTAAGCGGGGTTCGGCGGGGCGTTCGATCCGTTGGCAGCCGCAGGCACCGCCGCAATGGCTGTCCATAGGTTGTAACCCACACGTACGGTGTTATCCCGCACGTAGGCATCGGTCGGCACGTAGGCCAGCGCGTCGGTGATTTCGCCGATCTCACTTTTCAGCTCGGCAATCCGTTGATTTACCGAGCCATCACCATCCCCGGATATTTTGCCGATCTCGGAGAACAGCTGCTCACCCAGCGACGATGTTTTGATCTTGCCGAGGAAATACTGCTCGTATTTGGTTTCGTCAATGCTGACCTGGCCGTTGACACCATTCACCGCAGGAAACCAAGGGCCGACGTTTCCAGATCTATCAACAATCCGCGCCCAGAAAAACAGGCTCGTCCCGGGCGTTATGTTCTGCATTTCGTGACTGGATTGTGGATAGGCGAAATCCGCAAGCTTTGTCGCGGTGGTTAGATCGTTGATCCTGCTGTTCCATATCTCGGTGCGCTGCGCATCTTCCGCGCCAGCCGGGAAAGTCCACTTCAGGCCTATCCCATAGATCAGCGGGGTGGCAGTCAGCGACGTGACGGCGGGCGGCAAGCTGGTCTTACCCTGCAAGTTCGTCAGCAGTGACGTGGCGGGCAGAGACGAAACCTTCAGGGCACTGACAGCGCGCACCCTGGCCATGTACTGGCCGGAGTAGATGCCCGGCACGTCAACCGACTGCTCGCCCGTGCGCGGCACCTTGACCCACTCACGCGAGCCCCAGCGCCATTCAACATCATATCCGACTGCGCCCGGCGCAGCGTCCCAACTGATGGTCATGTTGGTGACGGCGATACCCTGCTCGATCACGACGTGCTGGGTCACGAACACGGCGCCCGGCGCAGCCTGCACGCCCACCGGAATGCCGCTGATTGGGCGGATATCCACCACGGCGCCGAAGTCGATGGCGTCAAATTTGCTCGGCTCGTGCTGGATGCACTCGAGCTGGTACTGGTGCCATTCCGGGCGCGTGATGTTGCGCACCAGAAACTGCATGGTTTTCAGGTCGTCGTATTCAAGTATCCAGCCGCATTCGGCTTCCGGTACTTCGCTGAAGTTAGCAGCCAAGGTGACCCGACGACCGCTGAGCGAAGTGATCACACGCGCTTCGGTCTTGCCGCTGGGCAGGTTTACCCGCAGCTTGGCACCTGTCGAAAGATCGATATCGCGGTCAACGGTGATGACGCGCCCCGCCACCGCGCTGATACGCCCACCGTTGGCACGACCGGCCAGCATGGGGTCAGCCACAGCGATAACCTGCCCGGTCTTGGGAATGCCGCCATCAAGGCCGACACGAAAGGTCGCGCCTCGTGTCTGCGTCTGCTCGGTGATCAGCGCGTACTGGCCTGCCCGCTGCGCTTGGCCAAGCGAGGTGCAACCGTAGGCGTCCACCGCCAGTTCGTTGACTGATCCGCTTTCAGCCAGCGCCACGTCATCGAATACAGGCTCTTTGTCTGTCTCGAAATCCTGCGCCGGGTCATCCCACGTCACCATCGCCAGGTTGTGGCGGTCGCGCGCGCGGGTGCCCGAATACTGAATCTCGCCGTTGTTCAGGATCTGCGACGGGTTGTAGGTGTAGACCGGGTCGCCGGGCATATCAGCGTTGAACGTGATCTGGCTGCCGTCCCATGTGCTCGCGCCGTGGAAGATGGCCGACAGGTCTTGCAGCACCGCGTATGCGTCAGCCTGCTTTTGCAGGTAGATATTGCAGGTCAGCCGAGGATGCAGACCCCCCATGCCGTTCGGCACCATCTGGTCGCAGTACTGCGCGATTCGATACAGGTTCCAGCGGTCCACCATCGTGGCGTCAATACGATGCCCGAGACCGTAATACGGATTCAGTGCCAGGTCGTAGCACACCCAGGCCGGGTTGTTGGTGTAAGCCTCTTTGAAAGTGCCGTCCCAGATACCGTTGGTGGTGCCTGCGCCAGACGCGGCATAGGTCCGCGTCTCTGGGTCGTAGTTCGTCGGCACGCGCACGATGCGACCGCGCATCAGCACTGCAATCTTGGCGATATCGCCGCCGAACTGCTCGGCGTCATATTCGACGCAGCCCACGGCTGTGAGTGGAAACTCCTGATCGCTGTCCACAACCTCGGCCACAGCCTCGACAAACATGCTGTCCTGAATCAACGAGCTGTTTGCCTCCGGTGTGATCCGGCGCACGCGCAGGGTCCAACGGCTGCCCGCAGGCAGGTTGATACGGTAGCTGCGTTCGTACTTGGTGACGTTCTTGCGGTCTACGTAGTCCGCCAGCATCTGAACGAAAGGCCCGCCATCAGTGGCCAGGTCAATCGCGTAATCGATTCGCACGCCGTTGACGTTGCCGCTCTGGTCTTGCGACTGGAGCTGCGGCCAACTGAACCGAATGCGCAGCGCATCCAGCACCGGGTTGTTGACGGTGCGCAGGTATGGCGTGGTGCTGAGCAGTTGCTGGTTTACGTCGACTTCGTTGCTGGACTCGGCAATGCCTTCAAGGCGCTGCTGGTTCAGCTCGCCATTGCGAAACTGCCACTTCACGCCCGGGAAGTTGACCGTCCCGTCCTCGGCCACTAGCGGCGTACCGTCGAGCTTCACCGAGCGCAGGCCATCCACCGGCCCAACGATGGGGCCCCAGCTCCACAGATAGACAATGCGGGCAGTGGCAATCGAAGCCGTGCTGTTTAGCGCAATCGTCGGCTGCTTCTGTGTTGCCTCGCCGCCCTTGCTTCCGCGAATGCTCCGCGCTGCCGCTGCCGTTCCCATGCCGCCCCCAGAAAAAAGAAAACCCGCCGAAGCGGGTCTGGTGTTACCTGATGATCAAATCTGATCTTGTGTGTAGATGCCGCCTGACTCGACGGCACCGCCGATCTCTCGTTCGCCGTAGAGCACCGGGTACGGATTGCCCTGGGCAACGGTGGTCACCGCGCCCCCGAAACCATAACTGGGGTTGTTGCCATCGTCGTTGTTGCTGCCCACGCTGGCAGTGGTGGTAGGTGAAAGCATCTGCACCACACCGCCCAGGCCGACCGCCGCGCCCGCGCCGAGAAGGCCCAGACCCACAACAGAGGACGTGCCGCCCGTGAACAAGCCGCCGACAACCAATGCAACGCCCAGCACAACCTGGAACAGACCAGCCTGCTTGCTGCCCTGAATCAGCGGCAAGATGCGGATATCGCTGTTGTCGCTACCCTGCATGTCAAACTCACCCTCCCCCGCGTTGCGCTTGCCGCAGAAGACGCTGAACACCAGCCCGCGCTCTTCGCCGGTCCGCAGAAACTTCTCGAAGCCTGGTTTCATTGCACACAGCGCGTTCACGGCATCCCGCACGCTGTGTACGTCGATGCGGTACTCGCGCCCGAAGTGCTTGCGCAGCACGCCGTAGAGCTTGATGGTGCGCATGGTCATGGTGTGTATTCCTTGTGGCGCAGGGTCAGTTTCACGCGGCTGGCCATCGACCAGCCGTAGACCTCACGGGCAGCCAGGCGACCGGGCATGTGGTGGTAGATAAAAGGCCCCGCGCCGCCCAGCGCCGGTGCGGCTTCACTGTGCAGGCTGGCATCTGCCCCGAGGTAGATCGCGGCATGATTTGGGAAGTGGCAGGGACGACCTACAGTTGGTATCTGAAAAATCAACATGTCGCCGCGCTGGGGCTGATCGACCCGGACAAAGCCGCAGGCCTCGTAGTTCTCTTCGTAATGGCTGGGGCTGTCCGGATCTTCCCACCACAGCTCCTTGCGCTCGAAGTTCGGCAACGGCAACGATGCTTCGCGGGCGTACCAGTCGCGGCAGGCCGTCCAGCAATCGAGCAGGCCATGCGAGAAGTCCCGGCCCAGCAGCGGAGCCTGAAACCCGGTCGGCTTGAACCACTGAATATCCCCGCCGGGCCAGCCCACAATCGCCCAGGGCAGTTCGTGCAGCTCGCAGCTGACCAGATCGGTCATGCTCGGAGTAGCGGCGCGGTCCGGGTGGCTGTGTACGATCGCCAGCACCTCGCCCCTGTCTTCTGCCGCCGCCGCGTCGTGCTTATCGATCAGGAAGTGCTGCAACGGATTGGTGGCCACATTGCCGCAGGGTACGTATTCGCGGCCCGCGTCGGTCTTGATCAGCAGCCCGCAGGCCTCGGCCGGGTGTGACTGCGCGGCGTGCGCGCGGATCTGGTCCTGAAGCTTTTGATTGATTCGCATGGTTATCCCTTGGCGATCAGGCTTGCGCCCATTGAGCCGCCGAACCGGCGGGTATTGCCGCGCAACTTGCAGCTGCTCCACCAGCCCCCACAGCGGTCAAGCGCAGGGTTGTCGGTGGGTTCGTTCTTCTTGTCGAAATAGGCGGTGCCTGT